TGTGAATTTGGGTAACTTTGCCGGGGCCAATGCCGAAGCATGACCAAGCAACGCCATAGCCCAGCCCGCAGACGCTGGCGGTTCTACCGGTAGACCTGAAATCACCTCGCCTCCGGAAAATCTCCGCTTCCCCCCTCAAAGTTGCGCGCCATTCGTCGATGCTCGGTAGGCCGAAGTCGAGACCCGCCGGCAGGAGCGGCTGGACGCGCTTACGCCCGAGCAAAAGCAGGCCCTGGAGGAGCGCGAGGCCCGGATCGAGGCCATGACCGCCCCGCAGCGCCGGGCGGACCTGGGCGGTCGCGCTCACCATCGACGCGGCCAAGAGGGTGAAGTCCCTGCTCGACGTGAACCTCTTGGAACTGGAGGCGGGCGACCCGCCGCTTCTGACGCGCCTGGGCACGGACGTGATCCTCTTGTGCGACGTGATCTTCGCGCTGGTCAAGCCGCAGGCCGACGCCGCCGGCGTCAGCGACCAGGAGTTCGCGGCGGCCCTCGGCGGCGACGTGGTCCTGGCGGCGCAGACGGCCTTCTACGAGGAACTCGTCGATTTTCTCCGCAAGCTGGGCCGGGGCGATCTGGCCAAGGCCGTGGACGCCCAGCGGCGGATGATCGACCTGGCGGTCGCGCGGATCGAGACGCGGATCGACCGGCTGGACCTGGAGGCGGCGGTCGAATCGCCCCTTGGCGAACCGTCTACGAGCTCGCCGCCGTCGTCGGAATCGACCCCGGGCCGCTGACGCTGCGGGAACTGTTGTGGATGGCCGAAGCCCGCGGCCGGGACAACTGGGCGCACACGTCGGCGATCCTGGCGCTGGTGGCCAACGTGAACCGCGACCCGAAGAAGACGAGGGCCTACAAGCCCAGCGACTTCGACCCGTACTCGACCAGGGAGAAGCGTGATGAGGCGATTGAGGTGGCGGACATGGCGGTCCTGAAGGACGCCTTCCTGCCTGCGTCCGCAGGACAGGCAGGCACCAGACCCAAAGAAGGAAGGTGACGCGATGAGGAAGGTTGCGATGTGCATTGCGGTGCTGGCCGTGCTGTGCCTGACCGGCTGCGGGAACGTGTATCTGCGGGGCGAGGCGCTGACGGCCGCGGAGACTTCCACGATGGACGCCTACCAGGCCGTCGAGCGGACCGAACCCCAGCGCGAGCCGGACTGCCCGGCGTGGCTGCGGGCGTACCTGGAGGAGAACTTCAAGCAGTGGCGGTTCTTCGTGCGGAGCGCCCGCAAGGACGAGGCCTGGGGGCCGAGGCTGACTGGTGAAGGCGCTGCCGACCCGCCCGCCTCGGCGGGCTGCGCGGCCTGCGGCGGAGGAAACCAGCCATGAGCGAGACGAACGAGCGCATCCAGCAACTTCTGGCCAGGGTGCCAGAGGAGCAGCGGCAGGCGGCTGTGGCGCTGCTCGCCGAGTACGGGCCGAGGCTCTTCGACCTCGCGCTCGCGCAGGAGGACGCCTGGCAGTACCTGCGGCGGCTGATGGCGGGCGACATCGAGGCCGTGGCGGAACTCGACTCGAAGCTCTCCAGCGACGAGTTCGTGGCCAAGATCAAGGCCAACACGGCCCGTTGGGAAGCGGTCGCCAGCTACAACAAGGTCCGCGAGGACCTGAAGAACGAACTTCTGCTTCGGATCGCGCCGGTCGTCGCCTCGATCCTCGCGGCGCTGGTGGGTCTTTGACAAGCGCGACAAGGAGGTCGGCATGAACAAGGTGCGTGAATTCCTCAAGGGCAAGAAGGCGTACATCACCGCCGCCATCGGCCTGGCGGGCGCGGTGATCGCCTGGGCCGACGGGCAGATCGACACGGTGGCCCTGCTCGCAGCCGCGTGGGCCGCGGCGCAGGCCGTCTTCATCCGGGCCGGCATCGCGAGCGCGGTCGCCAAGGCGCAGTCGGGCGAGTAGGTGCGCCATGCTCGACGTGGACCTCGTCAGCCCCGAGGACGCCCGTGCCCTGTGCCTGCGGTGGCACTACTCGAACATCTTCCCGCCGCACTGCATGGTGCACCTGGGATTCCACGACGAGCGGGGCCTTGCGGGCGTGGCCATCTGGGGCTGGGGCACGAGGCCCAGGCACACCATCCGGCGGCTGTTCCCGTCGCTCGACACGCGGGACTACTGGGAACTGTGCCGCCTGTGCTGCCGGGACGACCTGCCCCGGAACACCGAGAGCCAGCTCCTGGCCGCGTGCACCCGCTGGTTCCGCAAGCACCAGCCGGAGAAGGTGGTGCTGTTCACGTGGGCGGACGGCATTCGCGGCAAGCCGGGCTACGTCTACCAGGCCGCGGGCTGGCTCTACGGTGGGTTCATCACCACGGAGATTTACCTCACGGCCGACGGCGAGCCGGTGCGCCCACGATTCATGATTACGCGGTTCGGCACGCGCCGCCGCGAGGTCTGGACGGGCCTGGGGCTTCGCAAGGTCTGGGGCAGACAGTTCCGCTACGTCAAGTTCCTGTGCGGCCACGCCCGCCGCAAGAGGCTGCTTCGGGAAAGCCCGGTCGAGTGGGTGCGGCGGTATCCGAAACAGGCGGACCTGGCGTGGGCGGTTGATGCGGGCGAGGGGTCAAGAGAGACCCGCGATCCTCCCAGGATCGAGAGGACGGGGCGGTTCCGTCAGCCCGCTCTGATAGCGACCCGGCCGCTGCTCTTGGAGACCTGCCTGTCCGGCAGGCAGGCGGTGGCCGGTTGCTCACCTGCCTGCGCCGAGGCTTCGGCAGGCAGGGAAGAAGTGCGGCGACTGCCCGCCGCTGGTTGTCCCGCGCCGCTCGTACACGCCGACCCGCCCGAGCTGCATCGAGTGCGTCGAGAAACACCTCGGCGCGGCCTACGTGCTGCTCACCGAGGCCCGCGACCTGCCTGGCCGGCAGGCAGGAGGCTACGCCTACTGCCTTCGCGCCATCGGCCACCTCTTCGAGGCCGAGGACGAGTCGCAGGAATGGCCAGACCTCCATGCCGCCATCCGCCAGGCCCGCAAAGCCTACCAGGCCGACGCGCAACTCCCGGATTGGGAAGCACTTGCGCGTGCGTCGGCCGACGTTCGCGCTGGCGGGAGTACGGGAAACACCTGAGGCGGCGGCGTTCATAAGTTTCCCCCCGATACTTACGAGCATTTTTTTCTCGTCCGGGGGTTGACAGGCGCATCTTTATCGGGTAGAGTTTTTCGGGTTCTTGTCGGGGTTTGTCGCCCCGACGCGCGGGCGAAGTTTCAGCGAATCAATTCGTGCAGAGGCGCTGGCACTTCGGCGGCGGGGCTAGGCTTGGTGACGCGGCGATGGATGCCGCTTCACCCCAGGGTTGGAGGCCAAGCTAATGTCGCTAGCATCACGGGCCGTCAAGCGTCTCCGGGAGCTTTACCGCTCTGTGTTCAACCGCATGCGCCAAAACGAAGCCCGGCTGGCCGATCCTTTCGCCAGCCGATGTCATTTCCGGGGCATTGAGCAGTTGGAGCGGCGATTGCTCCTGAGCGTCACGCTACTCTGGGAGGGATTCGAGGGATCATTCCCGTCCGACAATGGCTGGGCTGTAGGCGACAGCAATCCATCTGGAACCACAGCGTATTGGGATGATGTCGATTCCGCGTTCGGCGGCGAAGGAACTCACAGCGGCTCCTGGAAGGGATACTGCGCCGACATCGGGAACGCCGGCACCAGCAGCGATCCGCTCTACCAGGACAGCATGACCGCCTATATGAGTCGCAGCCTGAACCTCACCGGCTACTCCAGCGCGAGCCTGAGCTTCTGGTACAAGATCCCGTCCATTGAATCCAACTGCGATTTCGCCCGGGTGTACGTGGACTCGACGAAGGTCTGGGAAAGGACCTCCCCCGCTACTTCATGGACCAGCCAGACCATCAGCCTGAACAGCTACCTCGGCGGATCACACACGCTGAAATTCGAGTTCTCTTCGGATTGGTCTGTCAAAGCCGAGGGGTGGTATCTCGACGACATCCTTGTGACAGCGGAGCCGGCTGCTACCTACGACCTGTACGGTTTTGACTGCTACGCCCCGGACAGCATCGCCTGGGGGCAGAGCTTCACCCTGCAGATTGCGGTGGGCAACAACGGGACGGGGACGGTGACGACGGACTTCACGCAG